ACCAACCTCTGCAAACGCTTTTCTAACCTCTTCCCATGCCCATCTGATAGCGTCTATACCTGGCTTCATCTGCTCATAGAAGTCATTCCAGTGATCCTTAAGGGCTATGAATAGGGCAACAATTACTCCTACCCATCCTGAGAAGAGTAGGACTATTACGCCCAACTTCTTCAAGGTTCCCCACAGTTTCTCAAGAGCTGGCCAAAGCTCCTTCATAAGGGCACCACCCCACTCATAGGCAGCCTTAGCTGCTATGTAAATGGCACCACCGATGGCTGCTATCTTTAGAAGGAGTGGAGCTAAAAAGCTAGCTAGGCTAACTAACTTAGGCCATAACCACTTCCACACTTTCTTTAGTGCAGGCATTACCCATTTGGTAAGCACTCCTCCCACATTTCTCACTACGCTGTAGACAGCTCCGAAAGCTACTGCTAGTGCCGTTACTTCTTTATTCTGCCCTTTGAAGCCTGACAACATCTTTACTACATACTCAAGGCCCTTCTCTATCTTCTCTATGACTGGGATGAATATCTTTAGCATGGGCTCGCCAATTCCTATTAGGATGGCTCTTCCAATGTTCTCGATCCTCTCCCATATCTTGTTGAATATGCCTTGAGCCTTATCCCAAGCCTTTCTTATACCTTTGGTCTCCTTTGCAGCTCTTCTAGCTTTCTCCATCTTCTTTTCGAGAGCTGGGATGTCCTGCTCAGACATCTTTATTATCTGTTCTCTTGTAAGGCCGAATTGTTCCGCATAGATACCAGACAGATCTATGAATTCTTGGTCACCAAGCTGTTCCTTGAGGTTCTGAATGGACTTCATCATTGCTATGTTGAATTTGCCAATGTCCTTTTCGGACAGTACCTTCTGCATAGCTTCCTGGGTAGTTCCTCCAAGGCCCACTATCATAGATTTGAGTCTAATGCCTCCCTCATCAAAGATATCGAGAGCAGCATCAAAACCAGATGTTAAGGCGTCTGGATCACCAAATACTTTGGCCCATTCCCCGGCTAATACACCAATGTCAGCTATCATCTTGGGCATTACATCTTTTCTGAAGCCCTGGGGGATTTTCCATAGAATGGAGGTTTCCAACCCCTCCACCAGATTCATTACTTGCTCGTGCGTGAGCATTGTGCTTCTTGCTACGAAGTCCATAGCATTGGCAGTTTTTAGTAATCCTCTTCTTCCTACCTTGTAAACATCCTCAAGTCTACGATTGAATCGGGTCATCCAATCGGTACTTACCCCCCAAGCTTGTGCCATGAGTAGGGTGTCATTAGTAAAGTCCTGCACTCCTTTCCTGTTTACTTCACTCATCACAGCAAGTTCACTGTACACACCAAGAACATCATCCAGGCTTTGGCCCATTTGCACCATTGAACCCTGGATATTACTTGCAATCTTGATAGATTCCTTATTGGTAAGTATCATTTTTGAGCGAAGTTCTTCTAGGTGCCCTACTAGGCCAAACGCCTCTCTGGAGGCGTCTAGAAAAATTTTGGGCAATGTAGACAAGAATACGGCCCCAGTAAAGGCGCTTATCATGCCTTGTATGCCGACTCTGGCGAAGATACCTGCCGCACCAGCGGCCATGAGCCCATCAGTTAAAGACCCTGATAGAAGTTTGCCGAATCTATTAGTGCCCTTGTTGAGGGCATCAAAGTTGTCTTCTAGCTTGTCTTTACTTTTGGTACCTAGCACACTGGCACCGAACATTCCTTGATTTTTAGTGGAATCAAGGATGTCTGTGGTGCGGTCGTGAACCTTTTTTAGCTTAGAGTCTAGACCATCGAAGCCATCAGACAGCTTCTCAGTACCGCTGATAGATTTATCTATTTTCTCGTTGAGGCTGCTTAGAGGTTTGGATGCTTTGTCCTCTAAACCAAATTTGGCTACGAACATGTTGCCAGTAGTGTCAGGCATTTAATGTCTCCTAGGGTTCGCAGCCATAGGCTTGAAGGAACCCTTATTCGTTGAACCAGACCTTGCCTGAGCAGCGGTAGCCTCTTGGGCTTTCCTAGCTTTTTCTTGGGCTTCTGCTTCTTTCTTCTTTACATCTGCCAGCCAATTATGGAAGAATTCAAAATGATTCCAGGGTAATGCATTTAGGTATGCAAGATCAGCGAACTTGCCATAATAGACAAGCTCTGCTTCCATTTTAAGTATCTGCTTCAGGTCTGGTAGCCCTTGGACGAAAAAACTCAATGTTCATCGGTAGGATGAACTCGTTCTCCTCTCCACATGTGGGGTGCTGACACATTTTAGTTACAGATGGATCAACACCAGTTACTGCATCTTCTAGTGCATTTTCTATGGCCATAAGATCCTGAGCATGCAGGTTGTCTAGCCATACTACCTTTTGTCCCATTACAGGCTTTTCGCCATCAATAGTTTGTAACTGAAGGGCTATTCTGTAGGTATATCCTGGATCACCAAGAACTCCTGCCGTAGGGGATTTCTCTAGCTTGTCTTTGGAATACTTGCTTATTTTGATTGCGTCTTTTCGGCGCAACAAGTTCAAAGTCACAGCTAGCCCGCTGACAGGAAGAATAACCTCTATAGGTTCCTCAGCCCCTTCCTTTGGAGTCTTCTCGCTAAGATCATCCTTGAGATCTACCCAGATAGTATTCTTAAAGCCGCACTCAGCGCACTTGAACTCAGACTTGAAGTAGGATGTATAAGTGTGAATTCTTTGGGCAACAAGAGCGTAAAAGCCATCTGAGAATAGAAGATCATCTGGTCTCATGCCATTGGGTAGGATGAGACAATTATCTATGACCCTATCTAAGGTCTTTTCTAAAGTGGAAGATCCCTTGTTATTTCTGGCACTCACCAGCAGCTTTATCTCAGATGTGCGCCATGCGCGTATCTGGGCTACTCCTCCTGGCATTTTGTCGCCATAGTAGACTCCCTTAGATGGAAATACTATCTCAGCTATAGATGGATCTTGGGGGGTAGCTTCAGTCATTACACTCATCCTTTAATCAAACAAAACAAAACAACAGCTATACTATTAAGGGTTCTGAGACAAGACTCCCGTTAGCTGTGACAGCATTATAGCCTTGTCGTAGACAAGTTGGACATCAATTTGAACCTTCTCTGCTGCCCCCATATCCAGAGAACCCCATGTAACGGACATAGGCCAAACACGAAGTAGAGACCACTGTCTTGTTGGCTGCGCATCACCAAGAGTATTGTTACCTAAAGCACCTGGAAGCCCTGGAGCGTAAAGGGTTAATGTTGCGTACTTGGCGTAGTTCTTCTTTAGACCTATAGCTCCTGTATGCGGATCATATACCTGCTCTCTCCATTTTCTAATGGCTTCAGCAGTACCTTGATCTATCCAGTCTGTTAGACTTAGAGTTCCCCCATCATAGTTGGTCCTGCCAGCGTACTGCCTCTTCTCATTGAGGTAAAAGATTTCAATAAGATCAGAAGTCTCTGTAGGTAGCTGGAAAGATTGTAGACCTAGAATGATAGATTTAGCCTCATCCCCATCTCCAACTAAACCATCAATCTGCAAATCCCAATTATTCATCCTTTGGGGCTCTAGATCGTTAAGAGCATCCGCAGATAGAGAATTGGTTCCTATTAGTGCCATGTTGTTACCTTTCTATGTTTATTGTAGCGCCTCAGCAAAGGTGGCTCCAGATGGTAACAGCGTGAACTCTACAACTATGATTTCAGCAACCTTGACTGGTTTAATGAGAATCTTACCACGCATCTCGTTGCGGTTTATTACAGCAGCAGTATTCGTGGTCTCATCCATAATTACATTATATGCTTCTACGCCTCTCCTGGCTAGAATATCTGTTAGTATCGGATTAACCAAATTCTTGAAACGTGTCCATGTAGCCCTGTCATTAGGTTCAAACTCTAGTCTAGCTACTGTAGTAGCAACCAATTTCCTCAGCACGAGCATTAGTCGCCTTACGTTTATTCTATCCAGAGCCGTTGAAGTTCTCTGGAGGGTTCTCTGTCCCTTCACATAAATACCATAGCTCAGGTGATCTATGATGGGGTTAACAGAGTTGCCATTTGCGTGCAGGAGATTTCTCTCACCTAGATCTGGGGAGTGCTCCACCCCAAGACCCTCTGGTATTCTTCCTCTAGTTGGACCAGCGGGGGCAAACCATGGCTCTGATGTGTTATCTGTGTAGGCCATGATAGCTGCCAGGAAACCGGATGGTGGCTCTAGGATTTCTTGCTGGTTGTAGTTGTCGTACCACTTAATCCAAGACCAGTAGGTAGCTCCGTAGGAAGTATTGAATGCAGAATGAGAACCTGAGTAGGCACCAGTTCCGTTGTGCCAATCATTGACTCCATCTACATCCTCACCAAACGGAGGATCAGCAATGAACATGCAGTCTCCTCTACCGGAGCATAGTGTGTCCATTGCAACTACTACTGCACCATCGGATACACCAGGGACTGCTACTATGTTTACATCCACAACTTCTGCGTTGTTGAATAATTGCAGTCCTGTGTAGGTTGTACCTACTACCTGCCCAATGTAATCTCCGGCAGCGATAGTAGAAATACCATCATCGCCACCTGTTAGGGAACTTGTTCCGTTTACTGGGTTCTCTGTTGATGTCCCTAGATCTGAGAAGACCACGTAGTCAGAGTCTATAGAAGCCAAATCGCTTAGAGCTTGGTTGTTGAACCTCTCTACCTCGAAGCCATCCAAATTGACTACGTAATTCTTGGTGCCAGAAATTACTCCAGTTTCTACAGTAACTGAGAGCCTATCCCCCAAAGTTCCTGCATAGAGGGCTTCAGCCTTTACTGTATTGAATGGGCCCGTTCCATTCACTGTATATGTTGGGGATACCCCGAATACTGTTAGAGTAGCATCTGGTGCAGAGGTGGCATCCGTTCCGTTTGTAGTGGCAACAGTGAATACGTTACCGCCGATTGTGACATCTACCTCAGAAGTAACTCCTGTAGTGCTAGATGTTACAGTTACTACCCCACCCGCACTAGATGCTGTAGCTCCCGTAAGAGTAGCATCTAGAACTGCCTCTACCTCCGCTGCGGTCACAGCAGTAGCATCTAGAGCATCACCAGCACCACTAGCAGACCCTGTTAGACCTAGGATGGTTGCCGCTGTTCCACTGAAGTTGCTTAAGATGTTTGATGTGCTTCCTGCAAGGTCTGAGGTAAGCTTC